TGTCATTCGCATCTTTAAAGAAACAATCTAAACTTGGTTCTTTAACACAGAAATTAGTTAAAGAAGTAGAAAAAATGAATAATGGTGGAGGAGGTGGTGATGACCGTCTCTGGAAACCAGAGGTAGATAAAACAGGAAACGGTTATGCCGTTCTTCGATTCCTTCCTGCTCCTAATGGAGAAGAACTTCCTTGGGCAAAAATGTATTCTCATGCATTTCAAGGACCAGGTGGATGGTATATTGAAAACTCTTTGACCACAACTGGTGGTAAAGATCCTGTATCAGAGTATAATCGTGAATTATGGAACAGTGGTAACGATTTAGATAAGGATACTGTTCGTAAGCAAAAGCGTAAGCTTTCTTATTATGCAAACATCTATGTTGTAAAAGATCCTACCAATCCTCAAAACGAGGGTGGAGTATTTCTCTATAAGTTTGGTAAGAAGATCTTTGATAAGATTATG